GGATCTACTGCAAGTGTTCCTTGTAGTTGGACATCACCTAAAAATCCTGCTAGATTAACTTGTATGGTATGTAAGCCGTCACTACGTCCGTAGTACCCGTCCCCTTTGAATTTATCACCTGTGACAGTCTCAATTGTACTGTCTCCTGGGTGTGTATTTGCTGTTAAAATTGTTTCACTATTAGTTGTCATACTATTATTTATCAGTTTTTTTCCGATAAACAATTTTATCAGTACGTTGAGGACTGCCGCCTATAATTAAGTTTACTAGGTTAAGTATTTTCTCATCTCGTACATAAAAGTACAATCCTTTAGTATAACCATTATTTTTTATTTCGTTGTAAGTGACCCTACCTATCTTTATTTTATCAGTATTACTGTCAACCCAATTAGTAAATTCACTATTTGTTTGCTTCCCTAATGTAACTTTGTACTGAAAGTCCTTTATAGTATCACTAATAATTGTATTAGCTTCTAATAAATTAATACCTTCGGTGCTAGGCTCCCAAAATTCACAACAATGTAATAATTTTGATTTTAATTTATTCATCCATGATAAGTTATTAGAATATATTTGTATCCTTGGATTTTCTACACGCAATTTCATATCTTGAAAATTAGAAAATTCATTAAACATCTTTTGTGCTTGCTGTAGCTCAACAACAGGAACACTTTCGTGTCTTAAACCACGATGTAAAATTATTGGATCTACGCCGCTTTCGAAATTTTGTTGTAATATATCTAAGTTTTCTTTAGCCCATGCGTAGTTCTTGTCTCTAAATATATGCGCAAGCTGATTGCGAACAACCAACTTGTACACATATTTGTCATAGAAAAGCTTGGTAGTCTCAAACTTTAACAAGCTCGATATCCTCTTTGCATTCCAGCAATAACTTTTCTTCATCTGCATTAAAATCAATATTTAATACACCACCGTTTTTCAGATTACCAAACAATAGTTCTCTTGATAAAGATTTTTTAATTTCATTATCAATTACACGCTGTAAAGGTCTTGCACCCATTTTAGGATTAAAGCCTTTGTCTACTAGATAATCTAACGCTTCGTCTGAAACATTTATTACTACACCTTTGTCAGCAACCATGCCTTTAAGTTCATGTAAAAATTTACCAACAATTTTAAGCATAACTGGCTTGCCTAATTTAGCAAATGTAATTGTAGCGTCAAGTCTATTTCTAAACTCTGGAGCAAAGAACTTTTTAAGTGCTTTATCTTCGTATTCGCTTTCAGCTACTTCGTTAAATCCAATAGCATTTTTCTCTGCATCTGCTGCACCTAAGTTAGTAGTAAGGATTAATACACAGTTACGTGCATCAGCCTCTTTACCATTACTTCCAGTAACAATGCCATTATCCATAAGTTGTAATAGAATCTGTGATACGTCTGGGTGTGCTTTTTCAATTTCATCTAGCAGTAATACACAGTTAGGGTGTTCTTGTAGTTTAGTAATTAACTGTCCTGCGCTATCTTCATAGCCTACATATCCTGGAGGAGATCCGATTAGTTTAGCAATACTATGTCGTTCTTGATATTCACTCATATCAAAACGTATAAGCTCACTTCCTAATTCTGATGCAAGTTGTTTTGCAGTTTCAGTTTTACCTGTTCCAGTTGGGCCCATAAACACAAATGATCCAATTGGACGATTGTCAGGCTTTAGTCCGGCTTGTGCTACTAAGATTTTATCTACAATAGATGAAATTGCTTCGTCTTGACCGTATACTACTTTCTTAAGATTATCTTCTAAGTTAGCCATGCCTTGTGTTTCTGTTTGTGCTACAGTTTCTACAGGAATCTTAACCATCTTAGCAAGTTCGAATTCGATCTCTGCTTCACCTACTGACCTTTCTTCAACTGCTTCTTTTAGATTAAATCTACTACATGCAACATCAATTAAGTCAATTGCTTTATCAGGTAACTTTTTATCATTTTGATATTTAACACTTAGTCTTACAGCCGCTTCGATTGCTTGTTCAGTAATTGTTGTATCATGGTAATCTTCATAATACTTTTTAATGCCACGTAGAATATCTTTTGTTACTTCTGGTGTAGGCTCGTCAACTGTTACACGTTGGAATCGACGCATCAATGCACGATCCTTTTCAAAACTCTTGCGATATTCTTCCCATGTAGTTGAAGCAACTACTTTGAGATTACCTTTTGTAAGTGCTGGTTTGAGCATGTTAGCAAGATCATTTGATTTGTCTGAACCACCTGCGCCTGCGCCATTCATCATATGCGCTTCGTCAATAAACATTACTGTTTTGCCTTTACGCTCTAATCCTTTAAGTACAAGTTTTAATCTTTCTTCAAAATCGCCACGGTACTTTGATCCAGCAAGCATTGCTCCGATATCCAAATTATAAACTTCATAGTCCTTTAAAAATTCAGGAACATTATCATTTACAATATTAAACGCAAGTCCTTCTGCAATTGCAGTCTTACCTACACCAGGTTCTCCAACAAGTAGTACATTGTTCTTTTGTCTACGTCCAAGTGCTAGTGCAATACTGTCAAGCTCTTCGGCTCTACCAATAATAGGATCAATTTTATCTTTTTCAGCAAGTTTATTTAAGTTAGATGTAAATGCATTAAGTGCTCTATGCATTGCACCAGTTAGTTCGTCATCTTCGAATTGATCATCAACACCACTACTAATATAGGCTCCAAAAGATTCTTTAGCAATACCTGCCTTTTCTAACCAATAGTTACTAATAGATTTCTTTTCAGATAGTATACTTAAAAGTACATCTGATAATTCTATATGACTTCTGCCACTAAAAAGAACTTGTGTAAATGCTCTATTCAATACACGTTCTACTGCTTGTGTCTTTTTAGGTTTATGCTTATCATTGTCGATCATTATTTCTTCACAATGATTCTTTAAATGATTTTCTAAGTTTGTTTTTACAAATTTAGGATCTATGCCATAGCCTTCGACTAACTTTTCAAATGTTTCTTCGCACAACATTGAAAATAGCAAGTGCTCAACAGTAACATATTCGTGTTTAAGTTTCCGTGCATCTTTAATAGATTTTTCAAATACTAGTTTTAAACTTTCGCTAGGTTCTACCATAATTAAGTTATTTCTCCGCTTTATCTTTCTTTAGTATACTATTTCTTGAGCATTATGTCAAGTTGTTTCTAACAACTTTCAATGCTTCTAATACATTATTATCTGTAATATTTGTAATGGTGGGTATGACTGTAATAATTAAATTGCCTGATGCACCAGAATTAAAATCTGGTAAGCCGTAGCCTGATATTTTAAATTTTGAAAACTCTTTTGTGCCTTTTGGAATGTTTAAATTAATTGTTTTGTTATCTAATGTTTCTACTTTTTGTTTACAGCCTAGTATCAAGTCTAATGCACTAACGTACAAGTCTTGATGTATATCATTTCTATCTCGTTGATAATTCTTCTTAGGGTTAACACCAATGTTAACTACTAAATCACCTCTTTGATTAGCCCCAACGTGATTTCCATACCCCCTAAATCTTATATTCATTCCGTTAGTTGCGCCTTTAGGAATATTAATATCTAATCTTTCAAGGTCTCCATTGTTCAGTCTATAGCTCAACACTACATCCTTGCCAGTGTATACTTCTTCTAAATTTATAGTTGTTCGAAGATTAATATGCGGAGATACACCTCTAGCATTATTTCTCATATGCCCGAATATGTCACCAAAAGGATTATTACCTTGCGGGTTTGTAAAATTACTAGTATTAAAATTGAATCCGCCAGCGCCAGCAGTTTGCTGATGATCGTAGGAAGCACGTTTATGCGGATCTTTTAAATTATCATATGCTTCACTTATTTGTTTGAATTTAGTATCGTCACCACCTGTTCGGTCAGGATGGTTTTCCATCGCTAACTTACGATAAGATTTTTTGATATCTTCTGGTGACGAGTCCTTGCGAACTCCGAGAATAGAATAGTAGTCCATACAATTACTTATCGCACAGACTACTACATAAAGTTAGTACTGATTACTTCTTTTTGTTATCAGAGTATGCATTACCAGCAAAAAATGCTGCTACAATTGCTGCTACTGAAACAAAGTATGTTGGAGCCATATCGCCTAGGATCTTACCTGCTTGCTCTAGTCCAATCAATGCTGCGATTACAACTGCAAACGGATATAGTAACATACCAAATAGTGCAAACCAAGCCATGTTACGCATTGCGTCTCTACGTTGGTCAGCATCTTCAAGTTCTTTACGTTTAAACTCTAAGTACATTGCTTGTTCTTCAGCTGATACTTTTCCGTCGCCGTTTGTATCTGCTGGATGGTGCGCTTTTACTTCTGCTTCACTCATTTCTTTTTCCCCTCAAGTTTAGCAAGACGTGCTTCTAGCTCGTCTATTTTAGATGTTATTTTTGGATATTTTACACGCCAAGCATTTGGATCATTTTGTAACCATGTCCAACCCCAACGTATTGCTAGGTATTCTAGTGTGGCATCAAACTTTTGTACTGCCCACGTTGCCATTTTTGTATCTTTAAACCAGAATAAAAATCCTGCTCCAAATACTGATCCAGCTAGTGCTGTATAAATCCACAAGCGATTGCTTGCCATTTGTTCAATCATTTCCCACATATTAACCCCTCAATTATTATGTTAGTATTTAGCCATCCAATTTGGCAAACTTCCGCCATAAGCCTCTGTTGGTTCTTCGTGTCTACGTATTCCTATTGCTTTACTTGCTCGATATAATACAACACTAACTTTATTTTGTTGATTTCCACCTAGTATATAATACCATTCAACATCGTTAACTACTACAGTCTTAAAATAAATTCCTACGTGACCTTGCCATCCTTGATTGCCTCTTGGAAATACTACAATATCGCCTATGGCTATATCATTAGAGTCGACACCAACTCCCCATTTTAAGAAACTTCTTGCAGTTAGCGGATAATTGCTTACACTAGCACTGCCTTCAATGCCGCTTTCTTCAAGTACACTATTAATAAATGCAGCACACCATTCTGTACGTACAGGATCAACTCCGGTAAGTTCTTGCAATTCGTTGCGATGTGTTCGTTCGGCATAGCCTAGATATGGTATTGCAGTACTAATTAAGGAGGTATCATCCTGTTTACCATTACATCCTGCCACTAGACAACATATACATATGATAATAAATCTTTTCATAAAATTATTTAAATGGATTTAGTCTTTCTAAAGTTGACTCTTCGGCGTCAATAAGCTCTTGTTGGGCTTGTACTTGATCTTTAGCACCTTCTAAGTTAGCATTTGCTTGTTCAAGTGCTTCCTCAGATTCTTCGTAATAGTTACGGTATGCTTTTATAATAGCATTTTGTTGTTGTATATATCCCATTATGTCGCTATGGTTTAATGACAAAATTTCATAGCCGTCGTCAGTCAATCCAATTAACACTGGATCATTTTTATCTTTTACTAACTTTGCAAATACTTCTTCAGCATTAGCTTCGGTAATGATTATCCATTCTAAATCTTTTAGTCTTAACTGAGTTGCATCAGGCAATATCAAATTAGGCTTGTCTATGGGCCTTGCACTAATTTCTATTTGTCTTGGTGGATTTGAACTACAACCTGCTAAAAATATAGTGGTTAATAATGCAATTACTATAAGTCTCATAGGTTCTTCCTTTTCCACGGTTCGGATTGGATATCAGGATTAAAGTTTGGATTAGCATCTCTCCAACATTCTGGATTTATCTCACTTGGCTTAGTTGCAGCAAGTTCCGAATCAGTTAATACAGCACCGCTATATATTTCCATACAACGTTGTGCATTTTTTGTTGCATTGTTTAGTATTTTTTCAGTTAATGCAGTCTTTGCAACAGCAGCCGCGCCTATGTCATGACGTGATAGTCTATTTTCTAATGCACGATTGCGATCATTTATTGCAGTAAACTCTTTTTGTAGTCTAGAGTTTTCAGCTTGCATTGCAGCAAAGGAAGCAGTCTGTGCCTCCAATGCTTCTTCGTTAATAGCAACTGCTGTTTCTAATTTTGCATTATTCTCGTTGAGTATTGCCAAACGCTCTTGTGTATCATTATAATACCATGCGCCAGCAGTACCACCGGCAAGCATTAGTATAAACATTATAGCTGCTAGTTTCAGTCCCATATTTAATCGTCCAGTAACTTTGCAAATGTTGCAGGTCCTGCAACACCATCAGCTGTTAAGCCGTTTGATAGTTGCCATGCCTTTAATGCTCGTTCTGTACCAGGACCAAAGTCTCCGTCTGCTCCAATGCCTAATGCTTCTTGCATTATTTTAACACCATCGCCTTTAGAACCTTTGCGTAGTACGCCGATATCATCTAAGATATCTTGTATGTCGTCATCATCACCAGCAACATCTTCTGCACTCATACCTAGTACTTCCATTGCGTTAATATAACGCTTTTTACGATCATCTAAACCAATGCTTCCGCCGTTGATTTTCTTAGTCATACGTTTTACGTCATCACCATCTGCAATATCATTTAGTTTGTTTGTATCCCAGAACCAACATGCACTTTCAACAGCACCTTTTGGCGTAGCAACATATTCTGCTGCTTCTTCTGCTGTCATGTCTACACTGTTACCAAAACGTGTATAGTTTTCACGTCCTGTTAATTGCTTTAGACCACGTCCACGGAATCTCCATCCGTCACCGTCTTCAGTATTGCCCATTTTGTATTTACGGTACTCGTCCATATACACATAGTTTGCAATCATTTCTGGGTTGCGGTGATATTCATCTGCGTCACGCTTCGGTGCTGCACCAAAGTATCTACCAAACACAGCACGTAGTGCCTTTGCTGAGTAGTTTAGGTTTTCTTCTAAACTTCTAAAGTTATTACTTTCGTGAGCGCACTGACTTAGAAAGTGTGCAACTCTACGTTCAGTTGTAATACCGTACTTTGGCATAATATCAACTAGCGCATCAAACCAATCATTAACATTTTTGTTACCTGGAATGATTTTGGCTAGGTGATCTTTAGTAAAATCGAATTCAAAACTCATTGTGTGTTTCCTTTATACAATAATTCTTTCTAGAACAAGTGTATTACCATCGTTTTCGAAAGTTAATTTATGCCCATATTTAGTAATATTGTAGTCACCAATGTACTTAGAAAGAAATATAATTTCTGCAAAGTCATTTGTGTTAAAACTCTCTTCGATAGAGTCTAAAGTATGTTGTGTCGGTCCGTAATCTACAAATCTAAATGCAAGCGGATCAGCATAAGGCTTTTTAATTTTTAAAGTTTCACCTAACATGCTTATTTCTTCAAGGTAGCTACGATTAAAGAAACTTCTATAGTTAGTAAGTTTTGCTTCTTCGATGTTAACTCCGTAGCTGTCTTTATCTGTTGGAACGTCATTAGTTATATTTTCAATTGTTGCTTCTTGGCTTCTAAAATTTTTGTAATATCTGTACTTAATCTTGTCAAGCCCAGCAATTTTGCCTACGCCGTCTAGTATTTCAGATATTTGATCTGGAGAGTGACGAGATCTTTCCATTTCAACAAACACTTTATAAGTGCCATCACTTTGTTCACCTTCAGTACTGTCTGCATCTAAGATAAAATCATAACCTTTTTCTAAAAAGTTTTCTAGATCTTTAGCAGCAGCTTCTTCTTTTACACTAAAACTAAGTGTTACGATATCTGAGTCTTCACCCATTTTACTTTTGTAACTGTCAATTTCAAAAATATCGTACACTAAGTCGGCTAAGTCGTGTTGTCTAAGTCCCATTATAGTTCTGGCTCCTCTGTACCTGCTAATGCTGCGTCAGCATCTTGAGGTTCTTGCATTGCTGTTTGTGCAGTTGCTGGCTCAGTAGCTGATGCAATCTGTTCTGCATACCCGCCGTATATGTCACCTAGTAAACTTTTAGGCATTTTAATGTTAACAAGCCAAACTGGTTTCCTATCTAGTTTACCTTTTTTAGTACCTGGACGCATGTCATCAGGATCTTCAATTTTACGAGGAACAATAACTGAATCTTTTTTATACGATACTTTGCAATCATAATCGACTAATCGTTTTGCGCCCATCGGGTCTGGCATTTCATCTTCGTCCCATATAAATGAACATGTTACAAAATGTCTTTCAATGTCTGGACCTTGAGCAAGCTCACCGTTTTCCCAGTTCTTGTAAACATATAAGTCTAGTTCATCTATTACTCTTTCAAAATCTTTTAATATGCTAAATGCAGTATCAGAGTTATAAATGGTTTCAATATTTTTTATAATATCTAAGGTATCTTTCATATTTTTATTCCTTGCTATAGTTATTTATCGCATTTAATACTTAACTAATAGTTTTTTCGGCGTTTTAAAAAGCTAAATATCTTTGTAGGGCAGAGTCCTACGGGCGATCCCTACAGCCAATCCATAATAGGAGGACACTTAATGGGTGCAAAACGAAAAGCTCGTGATAAGCGAGTATCAAACAACTACACCAACGTAGTTGATATCAACCTTCATCAGAAGAAAAACCAGACGGTTAATATTATTCCTAGAAACAAAAATCAAGAACAGTACGTGCTTAAACTGTTAGACCCGACGAAAGATATAGTCTTTGGCATCGGGCCGGCAGGAACAGGTAAAACATTGTTGGCAGTACAAGCGTCCGTGAAGATGTTTAAGGAAGGTAAAATTGACAAAATTATTGTCACAAGACCGGCTGTATCAGTAGATGAAGATCTAGGGTTCTTACCAGGAACACTAGAACAAAAGATGGCACCCTGGACAAGGCCTATCTTCGATGTACTTCGTGAATATTTTGATGCCCGTCAAATAGAAGGTATGATCGAGGAAGGAATAATTGAAATTGCACCACTTGCATATATGCGAGGGCGTACTTTTAAAAATGCATTTATACTTGCAGACGAGATGCAAAATGCTACACCTAATCAAATGAAGATGTTACTAACACGCTTAGGTGAAAATTCCATGATGGCCGTAACAGGAGACCTAGCACAAGCAGATAGACTTAAAGATAATGGCTTAATTGACTTTACAAAACTATTACAATCTGCAAATACTACCCATTTGGACGTAGTCCAGTTTCATCAAGGAGACATTGAAAGACACGAAGCAGTGAAAGAAGTGTTAAAAGTATACGGTGACGATTAAGTTCTTATACTTTTAAATTGTGGGACGGGATGATTGTAATTACTTTCATCCTGTCTCAGCAACATTAAGAGATACTCATTTTTTGTATAGATGAGACTCCAGCTGTTTGATTTTAATGGTGGTCTACCCATAGAGTCTTGGTATATACTGCCTTGCCAGTATTTCTTAAGCCAAATATACTTTTTGCTCCAGCTACTACGCACTGGCCAATAGGCAATACGTTCTTTCCATTCAACATGTACTTCCATTACCTGCGGCATTATACTGCCATTGGTGCTGGTATAGTAGGCATAGGGCTATAATTATTTAATTTGTACTGCGCAGGAGTAGTAGCTAACAATTGATCTAATGTAGCAAACGCAGGCATTTCTAGTGTAGGTACTTTTTGAGTCTTTCTACTAATCTGCTGTAATACTTGCGGTATATGATTTTGATAGATGTGACAATCACCACCTGTCCAAACAAAATCACCTACTTTTAGATCTAATAGTTGTGCAAACATATGTGTAAGCAAACTGTAACTAGCAATATTAAACGGAACACCTAAGAACATATCTGCACTTCGTTGATATAGTTGGCAACTGAGTTCTCCATCCTGTACATAAAATTGGAACATAGTATGACAAGGCGGCAACGCCATTACAGGTACACGATCAGCGTTCCATGCACTTACGATATGCCTCCTACTATCAGGATCAAATTTAAGACTTTCAAGTACTTGTGCAATTTGATCGACATATCCTAACTGTGCGTCCCAGTTTCTCCACTGATGACCATAAACTGGACCTAAATCTTTTTCAGTATCTGTGTTTTTATAGCCTAAGTCCTTGGCTTGCTTGTCTGCATTAGCAGTCCAAATAGTATTTTTGCCTACTAGTTCTTCACGTGGCTTACCAAAGTGTATTTCAGCAAGTCTACGCTCATCACTAGAACCTTCTAGCATCCATAGTAGTTCACTAACTACACTTTTCCATGCAAGTTTCTTTGTAGTAACAGCAGGAAATCCTTTTCTAAGATTAAAACGCATTTGATAACCAAATACACCCTTAGTACCTACACCAGTTCGGTCATTTCTATCCTTACCATTAGCAAGTATGTAAGATAATGCTCCTAAGTATTCTATCATTCGCTATCCTTCTCTATTAGATTATCGTAGTAGTCGTGTGTTCCTGCTCGATATCTTTCTTTACGTTCACTAATCATTAGTGTAGATTCCCACACCATACATAACAATGGAACAATTACTAATATACTAATTATAAATTCAAACATTTCTTTTCTTCCAAATTTCAAACGTTACTGCATCATGTTCTTCTACCCATGTGCGCTTAAATAAACTTTCAATCTTTTTTAAAGGTAAAAATGTATCACAAGCGTATGCACCTGGAATACGACTTAAATAAAATTCGTCAATTACACCTAGTGTTTGCTCAATAATTTTAGGACCGCCTATGACCCAAGTAGTAACACCTTCGTTTGCATACTCGATATGTTTTATTTCATTGTTTAGGTCGCCACTAATATACATATCAGCACCTGGGTAGTCATCCTTGCGTGTAGTTGCTAGTACATTAGTACGTTTAGGCAACGGGCGAGGCATATGCGGATCATCCCAAGTAGTAGAGCCCATTATAACAATATGTCCAGCTGTATTACTTTTAAACCATTTTAAATCTGTACTGTTGTTGGGCCAAGGTAGTGTACCGTCTTTACTTACACCGCCATAGTCGTCACATGCTAGTATCGCTTTTATCATTGTCTTCACCGTACCTTCCGCGGGTTCTGTTACCGTCGCCATTTAGCTCAGTAATGTCTTGTTGCACTTCTTTGTAGTCTGATTTCTTTTTATTAAAAATTGCGTCCCAGTTATTTTCAAACGTGCCAGTGTTAACTGCTCTAGGTCGCTGCTTACTTCCTTTACCCATTAGTCTATCTCCACAATTGGAATACTTTTCTCTACAAACATTTCAAATTTGTTAGGTATACCGTCCCACTTTGCTGCATCTGCTGGAACATCATCAGGTCGTGCTTCGATAATGTTTGGCCAAATCGCAGAATATTTTCTATTAACATGTTCCCAGTATGTTGCATTCTCGGGTCTCAATGCATTTTCGGGTACAATAGCATCCACAGGACATTCTGGCTCACATACTCCACAATCGATACATATGTCTGGGTCAATTACAAGCATATCTTCGCCTTCATAGAAGCAGTCTACTGGACAAACTTCTACACAATCCATATGTTTACATTTTACACAATTATCTGTTACTAAATATGTCATAAATTTCTTTCTCCATTAAATTGAATTACATAATTTGCAGCAATTCTTCTATTAACACTAGTAGGACTACTAGCATGATATAGTTTACTAGGAAATACTACAAATCTACCCTTCTTAGGAGAGACTCTTTTAACAATATTGTAATCTTTAGTAGAAGGATATTCTATGTCAGTGAATATTGTGTCGCCGTCTCCGTCGCTCACATAATATATAGCACTTAACCATCCGTTATCTTTTCTATCTGAATGAACAGGGTGATTTTTATTTGCATCATACTTCGGAGTAGCAGATAAACAATTTACTTTGCATCTTTGTATGTTAGTAATTACAGTACCTAGTTCTTTTTCTAAAAAATACAACGGAGTATGAAACAAAGGCCACAGATATGTAGCATCTCCTTCAAAAAATGCTACATGTGAGTATTGTGCTTCTTCAACTTCATTCGGTTTTAGTGTAGTGTTCTCGTCACCATACGTTGCACCACTATACTGCCAGGGAGTATCTGGATGAGTCATAGCAGAATATAATTCATTTTCTAACCTAGGCGGTAATATGTTGTCTAGTACAGTTATGTTCATTATAATCTTGCCAATCTAATCAAAGTTGCTGCCAAATTAATTTCAGGATCAACAACTAATGTGTGATCTACTAGGCCTTGTTTAATAATCAGCACAGCTTTGTCTTGAGTTTCATCATCACCGAATAAATCAATGTTGTCATACAACCATCTATACACATCTTCCATTTCTTCTGCACGTATTGTACCACATAACAGTTTACGTGCTTCTTGTATTTTACCTGCTTTGAATAATTCGACCATATCTAACTTCCAGTCAGTGCCGCCTGTGTCACCTTCATTGGGTGCAATCAGTTTATTATCCTGCGAGTTCATTTGAACCATATTAATACATTTACGCAAGTCTGGATATGTTGCTTTTACGTAGGTATCAAGTGTATCAAGATCAGGAGTGACACCTTCAGTGATGAGGATCTCAGCGACTCTAGCCGTAAACTCAGTTTGGTCAATCTTAGCAATGTGAAAACCTTGACACCTACTGTGAATAGCAGGAATAATTTTATTTGGATAATTACAAGTAAGAATAAAGCGAGAAGTAGTATGGTATTCTTCCATAACACCACGCAACGCCGCTTGAGCGTTTGGAGACAAATAGTCAGCCTCGTCAAGTAACACCACCTTAAAGTCCCCGAATGGGATCATCTGTACAAAGTTTACAATTTTATCACGTACATCATCTACTGAGTTTGTTCGTGATGCGTTTATTTCAAGAATGTCTAAGTCGTTAACTTCAAGTTCATGAAATAATAGTTTTGCAAGTGTTGTTTTACCAATACCTGCGTTACCACTAAACAGCAAATGCGGAATAGTTTTGTCTTTAAGCCATGTCTTTACTTGACTACGCTGTGCATCATCTCGAAATACGTATCCATCTACTGTTTTCGGACGATACTTCTCTACCCATAATTCTTTCATTTGTTTTCCTGTTGTAATCTAAATTGGCAATACACATGTCCCCATAAGTATTCGTATATCATATATGCTATTATAGCACCAACGATAGGAATTGTAAAGAAGAAATACATAATAAGATATGCGTATGCCACAGCCGCCGGCCAGTCATACCATCTAATCATTAGACTCTTGATCTTCTTTTTTCTTCTTACGCTTTGTGTAGAATCCACCCTTGAATTCAATTTCTTCAGATCGTTCACCGAACTTGAATTGTGTTATTTTTCCACCCTTGTCAAGGTACTCTTGTATTAATTTTTTATCTTCTTCCGAGGTATCTCTCGGATTTTGTCCCATCATCTTTGAACTCCTAATTCTTTATATGCTAATTGAACGCCTCTTGCTTGAAAATAAGCATCTGCTAATGCATTGTGCAAATCAGTTTGTCCTAGCAATTTACGTGGATCGGTTTTACAACAGCCAAACAAGGTACGTGCGTCCTTAACTTGCCAAAACTGCCATGGAATCGGTGTATCTGTACTACGGTACATATCTTCAAGGATAGTTAAATCAAAACCATATCCTTGACCCCAAATGGTGTCTACACCAACACACCATTTAGATAATTGTTTTAGTGCTTCTTGAACACTTACTGCACCAGTTTGATCAAATGCTTCTTCTAGTGCTTTAGGATCTTGTTTACTCCACCATTCAATTGTAGAGTCACTTGTAGTACGTCCTAAACGATTTTGATCGTCTATACAAACTTTTAAATACAATTCTGAGTGTGGTTCTGTGTTGTTTAACGGATCAAATTTTACTGCACCTAAACTTAACACTGCACATTGTGGACGAGTGTCAAGGGTTTCAAGGTCAATCATTGCATGTGTAGTCAAAAGAAAACTCCTAGTAATTTATATACTATTATAACGTATAAACTACTAGGAGTCAAGTATTATCTTTAATTATTTTACAAATTGTGCTAGTTCAGGTGCTTTCCAACCTTCTGGTTTAAGTACTTTACCATCTTCACGCTTGCGTACTTTGCCTGTGTCTGGATCAATCTTTGCAAAGTTTGTGTCCATTACTTCTTTCCAGGCCGCTTCTCCGTCCCAGCCAGCGGCACGTATTGCACCCATAGTAACAACTAAGATGTCTACTAGTGCGTCGAGTTGTTCGACCTTGTCATCGGCTGCCACAGCATCTACTAGCTCGCCAACTTCTTCGTCTACAAGACTTAGATACATCTTATAGTTTGCTTCACTTGGCGGCTGATCACATGCCGTAGCGAACTTATTAATATCTTCAAATACGTTTGTCATTATTACCTCTTATTGATTTATAAATGAACTTGGGTCAATTGTTGCGTGTTCACCGTCGGCAAATTCAGCACCAATTTGTAAGCCTTCTGGCTTTTCGTCGCTGTATGCTAGAATGCTTTCTAGCTCTACTTTACGGAGTTCAACTTCGCCTTCTGGAGTCTCTAATTTAAGACTTCTAGTCCATCGTCCATGCATTATAAGAATCCAATCTCCGACTTCGAAGGGATCCTTGTTACGTGGACCTTTTGAATATACTTTAGCCCAGCGTGGATAGATACCTCTAGTCTTGCCGTCGTCATTACCGAGTATAATTCCGCTTGCAGTAGTTTGCTCGCCGAAATGCATGTCTGTTACTAATACTTGATCGCCTATGGCACGTGGAGTACCTTTAATCGAATTTATATTTTGAGACATTGTTAACTATCCTTTTTTGTAAAGTTACCGTCGTCGTCTTCAACCCACTCGTCAAACATTTCTTTTTCTGTGTCAGACAAATCTGTTGTAGGCTCTGCTGTTGTTTCAACTTTTTGTTGCGCTCTAGTTGTTTTGCGTGTTGACTTTTTAGTAGCAGCTGGAGCAGTTTGTGTTTCTACAGGTTTTGCTGCTTGTGTAGGCTCTTCAGCAACTGGTTCGGAACCTTTATAATATTCGCGAACAAGATCTTCACGTTTTTTAATGATTTTGCCACCTGCGCCTAGTTCGTCGCCACGTGCATTTACACGAGCATTACCAACAGCAGGAGTTAATTCGTTCTTTTTTCTAAGCAAGTCCATATCTATTTGCTTACCTTGGAAGGATTTATAGACCTTCTGTCCTTTTTGTCTTTGTGACATACTTTTTCTCCTTATGGGTTAAATGCGTATATATTTATCGTAAGAACTCACGCCAATCCAGGTCATATTGGATTGAATTAATCTTGTGTACACCTATCAAATACAGTACATATGATGCTACTGAACTACCTCTACCTACACCCCATACAATGTTGTTCTCACGCATAAAGTCTACTAGATAGATCATATAGCGTAATAGATTGTGCATATCACGTTCGCCATATGCTTCCATTTCTTCCCATATACGATCTTGTACATATTTTTCGCATGGTATTTCTGCTTTGCCTAGTACATATTCATATACATTAATGTCTTTGTATTTGTCTGGCATAAACCATTCTGATTGTAATGCACCGTCAAATGTCTTTTGGTCTACATCTAGTGGAATATATTTTGTAAGTTCGGGGTGATATTGTTCACGCATTGCTGCATTAAACTTTTCAATATCATCTGAAGGATCACACAACACCACGTGACATTTGTCAACATGACCTGAATAGATCATATCAACTAAGTCTTTATTTGTAAACCGTGGGATACCGAGTTCGTCTGTTTTCATTAGCATACATGTATTTTAACTGATATTAATCAGATTGTCAAGAGAATTATCACCATTTTCTTGACTTCGTTGCATAGATTTTGCTCTACGCACAAGTGCTTCTTCTTTAAACATTTCTAGCACAGTAGATATTTGAACTCTTAAGTCAGTATTTTGTGTCATCCAGTACTTTCGACCTAACTCAATTATTTTGTCTTCTACTTCGCTGTCGGTTAAATCCGAAACGTTATTTACTAGGTGATTAAACATTATGCTGGTACGTCATATACACCTTTGTAATCTGCAAAAATAGTATCGCCGCCGTCATGTGTCCAAAATTCTAAAATAGTTGGATAATCATCACTTGCACTAGTTGCAATTACTTGTGTTTGAGAACTTCCTGCTGCCCAAGTATCAACATTACTTCTAAATACAGCATTTCCTTCACCTTGGAATGTAACATTTCTTGTAGAACCATCGTCACTTGTAAATTCTACAGTCATCTTTGCAAGTCTTCCAGCCGCCGGCCAGTCAGCAAGTGTTAATGTAAAGTCTTGGGTTGCTTCAAATTGTTGATAATGCCCGTTTAAAAAACTAATATTTTGAGCACCATTTACAGTACCAATTGGAATAAATGCTAGTGTAATATGATCGAGCTCTGCATCAATAATTTTATTACCAGCATGATTGTTATCTGTATCTTTTCTCGATACATTAGTTTGTAAATCTTCAGTTTCAGTTTTAGCCGCTGCTAAACTGCTTTTGATAACAGTAAAGTTATCGCGAAATCCTTGGCTATCATTATCGATACCTGCTACCGGATATTCCCCATCAATTGTTTCGTGTATTATGTTACTGGCCATGTTATTTCCTCTGCTATACTATTTATTCTTCTTATGCATTATATCTGTAATTTGCGAATACAATGTATCTTTCATCAGATACACCTATTGCGCTATCAAGTACATATCTATCTATTTCAAAGTCTATTCTTTTTGGGTCGAATAAGCCTTGTTTTAGTGCATTTTCAACATTCAAATACACTTGTCTACTTTGTCCTGGCTTACAATATGCTAAAGGAATAGCCGGAACATAATCTAATTCTTTTATACTGTTACCCTGACCAGTACGCATCCATAATGGCAAATAGTCTCTATTTGCTGCTCCAATAGATTCTAAACTATCACGCATATTTGTTAAATTTGAAATATGGTGTAGTATTTCGTTTGACTCGCTAATAACAATACCGTCATTATCTGATTTAACAAGGTTGCGAGATTCTCTTCTACGTCTAGAAGGTTCTGAATCTGTTAGGTTGATATCAACATTAACTTCATCACCATTTCTTGTAGATATGTCTATATCGTTATTGTCAATAACTTGTAGTTGACTACCGTTTCGTGTAGTTACATCTAATATATTTGGTGCTTCTAGCTGTACTTTGGGATCTTGGAATCTACCGTCAACGTCAATACTAGGAACACCTGTGTTTATTTCACTAGCATCGTCTTGAAATTCGTAAGATACTGAATCAGCAGTAAATGTTGGATCTAGTCCTCCTGTAAATGTTTTAGAAACCTTACCGTTTTTATCTTTTGGATCTACTATTTCTAAATATACAATTTCATATACTACATCGTTCGTGCCTGGAGTTTTTGCTACGGCTGTTTTTACTTTGCCGATGTTTAATCGTCTACGCTTGTGCCACTTTGCTGACTTTGCTACGTATTCGTCTATTTGTTTTGTTTCAACACCAGCATATGCTAACATTTTTATTTTTTGTTGAATGCCAAAGTTTGGATCATTTGGTCTATATACTGATTCAGGTGGAAATATGTTAGGATCGTTTACAAATAATTTAAATTCGTTTCTTATATTAGGTTCAATTAACGGTTGAATGTATAAGTTACTATACAGTTTGTCATCAGTGTCTACGACATCTATATAAAACTCTTGTTCAATAGCACTGTATCCAAATCTATCTTGGGCTTTAACTGTAAATTTAGCACGTCGATCAACTGTAGTGGTATTTGTATCTAATTGTAAAGCACCACTATCAAATATAGTTAAACCTAAATTACCAGCTTCTCCGTATTGTGTAGCCTTGCCTATAATTTCTCCAGCATATGTTAACCGAAGTCCGTTTGGCAACTTTCCTGAAGTAACTGAATACAACAATCTACTATCAGGAACTGTTGAAGTAGCTTTAATGCATAACGTACTTAAAAGATTTGACTTTAATTGTCCAAGATTAGCAGGAGATACCCATTCAATAGTACTATCAATCTCACCAATTAAATTTACAGTAAATGTTTTTGTTATAAACGGATTAGTTATGTCTTGATTACTGTTTGTAAGAATGCTTTTTTCAAAAAAGTCATCTTCAAGTAACGCTATTCCAATTCTTTGGTCTACTGCAAACGTTCGACCTAATGCTAGTGGTACATCTAGTACTACAAAATCATTATTTGTATCTACTAATTTATATACTAATTCACTTCCGCCTGCATCTAATGTGTTGTCTTGAAAGAATATTTTCTTTATTCTTGCTTCGAATGTTTTAGCTGTTGCAGGTGCAATAAATTCAATTTTATTTCTGTCAGCGTGTAATACAGTTACTGGTAAGTCCTTACTTTCAAAAATTCTAGTAATTTGTTGTGCTAATGTTTCAATTTGTATTTGTGGAACATCTGCTGCTGTTAAATTTACTCCGATATTGAAGTTACTACTAGTAATTTTCCAATGCACATATGGATAAATGTTTTTTACATTATATACTTCGTTGTTGCTATAACGTAAATCTTGATCAATAAATTTTGTCTTGGTATACTGTGATGTACTTTTAACATAAAATCCTCTTGCTTCAGATATACTGCTTTTAGAAGCAATTAATTCTGCTTGGTAAAGCAAAGGTGTTGTTAAAGTAATTAAATCGTAATCTTCGTCGCTACCATCTACACTTTCGATTATATATTTTTGTCCAAATAGTTCAATCTCTTGGTTTCGTAAATCATTTAAATCGTCAATACCATCATTTAATTGTATTCCGTCTTGTACGTTTCTTGGCAATTTATAAACTTTAAAAGATCTATTACCTGCTAATGTATCTTCATAGATAGTTGCAGTAATAAATGCAAAGTCTAAGTCTGATGTAAAGCGTGTTGCTCTCACAGTAAATTTATATTCTGTTGTAACCGCAGGCATGTACGGAACATATCCTGTAATTTCGCCCGAAAGTTGATCTAAGGTACATCCTGTCGGTAAGTTACTAGCTGTATTATCGTCATTAAAGTCTTCTAAACTATAAAGTATAGAACCAGTAAGTGTATTAGTATCTAATACATCTAAGTATAATGTAATATTATTATCTGCACGTTTAAACCCTAAGTTGCCCGGAGTTAAGAATTTCGGTGTTCTTACATGTGTGTTGTCTGCTTTAAATATACCATTGCCGACTTTCATTATACTATTATCAGATCTTAAATAGTCATCACCTACAACATATATTTGAAATACTCTTGTTGGAACCGGTTCAGTAACACCGTCACTTACTGAAACTTTAAATTGATAATACCTGTTAAGTTTTTTAGGTGATTGTGATTCAGTTGCAAAGTCGAATGTAGTATTATCATAAAAATAACTATCAAACCCATTATCACTTCTTATTGAAAAATCTGAAGGGTAAGCATCAAACGGAGATGTATCCCAGCCACCTGATTCTGCACGTTTATCAAGTGCTAGTAGCGGCTCAACTACACCTACAATTCTTCCATCGCTTGTTAATTCTAATCCTGGCGGAAGAGTGCCATCACCTGATGAAATATAAAAAGTTAGTTGCTCACCAGTACTAATGTCTGGATCAATTGCTAATAGTTGATAGTCAATAATTTCACTATCTAGTACAAATAAATTTTCTGTATCACTAACACTAATTAATCCTTCGTTAGTTAACCAAACAGGTTCGTCAGGTCCTGTAACATTTACTATGAATGTTCGATCTTCGATTTGATTGTCTAATGTTGCTCTTAATACAAATCTATACTTTGTATCTAATTTTACTTCAGTTGGTGTACCTAGTAATTCGTTATTATCTAATCTCATACCTCTAGGTAATTTGCCTGAAATAAGTTCTACAGTTGCATTAGAATTTATAGGTAAAGGTAAGTCACCGGGTTCTTGTCTTATTCTTTCAACAAGTGTACCTAGAGTATAGTTATTCGCAACAGTCCAAATATTTGCCATTAGCAATCCTTATTTTTAAGCAATAGTGCCTATATCTATATTTGCAGAGTCAGGCGCTGTAAGAGTACCCATGTCTACATCAACATTTACTTTGATATAGTCTATAAAGTTTGTAGTGTTTACTATATTTGTTACTTCCCCAAAATCAAAATCATTAACTATGTTTCCTAAAGTACGTATGTCAATACCGTGAACTAATGATTGTACATTTGTTGCAACTATTGAATTAACATTTTGTATACTATTACCATTAGCTTGTAAATCAGCTGACAAAGTAGGATTAGCATCTGCAATTACACCAAGTCCGGTATAGTCAATTGTAACACTATTATCTTGAGATCTTGCAGTTGTAGTAATACCAGCGCCGCCTCTAATTGTAAACACTTGTCCTTGTGGATGTGTGTATGCACCTGTGTTGCCCGCAACGTTTAAGTCTGCTATAGACGTGTCTAGTGACAATGTAAGGCTAGTTTCGTTATTAACAATAGTTAAACCATTTGAACCGTTTATAGATTTAAATTCTAAGTTATAGCCGTCTCTTCTGCGAAACACTTGTCCTATACCGCTACCCACGTTTAAACCTTCGGTTTTGTCGTCTATTCTAATGTCAAGTTCTTCCAAGTTTCTGTTTACTTTAGAAAACGCTTCTCTTAGATCATCTCCAGTTCCGTCGTTTGCAATTCTGCCAATATTAATAAGTTCAATAGCCATAATGAGATTCCTTTGTGTAGTAGTATTTATGCAAGATAAATATGTATACGAGGAGTATATTATGCCAAGACCATCTTTTAATAACGTAGGATTACGGAGAGACCTAAATCTTTCTGATTTACCTAACGCACCATCAGCACTTGACAATCTTTTGAATAACTTAGTAACATCCGATGATGGTAAAACATTTGACGGAAATGATTTAAACACAGCTATCAAAGGTATTTCTAATTCAAGCGCAACAAACGAATCTATATCTAAACTAAGAGGTGTTGCAGTAAAAAATACTATTTTAGAAGATAACGAACTTGTAGATAGATTAGCAACTCCGTTAATTACAATAAAAAATCAAGTCGATACTATATTAGCTACAACTAATGATCCACCATTCTTTAACGGCGGTGACGGCCTATTTGCTGATTTTTATGAACCTACTGAAATATTAGAACAAACAGCTATGACTATTAATACTGATGGTGATAGTATTATCAATGGTTCAGCATCAGCTAGGAAAAAGTTTTGGACTAATGGTCTTTTTGAATTTAGTAATAAATTAGATGACACTCTAGGCGGCGCAAACGGTGTTGTACAATGGGAAGGGTTTTATATTCCAGACGCCAGCGGCCCAACAACATTTGCATTCAACACTACTGGCTTATTAATATTTGAGTTTGAAAATGAAGACGGCGATTTAGAAATAAAGCGTAATGTATACGAGATCGAAAGAGATGTTTTTGTTGATAATAATGATGGCCTTGCAACACAAACAATTACAACTACTGCACAACAGGCAAGAACTGTAGCAATTGGTGACGAATTAACAGAAATTGTACGACCAGGTCAATCTAATATTGTTTACAATCCAGGCGAAGGCCCAATTGTTACATCAATAGGTTTGAATAGTGGTATTATAACAGTAGATATTGATGTTGAATCACAATACGGCTACCAAATGAAATTTAGTGTTGCATCTAAAATAGGTGTAGATGAATTTCGAGTTACTCATGTGGAATCAAATTTACAAAGATATATTCCTTATAAACTTAGAATAACATTTTGGTTTCCTGGAGAAGATGTTGAATATTTCAACAAGGTATTAGACGCTAACTTAGTTACTACACTTCGTACTGATGGTAATTGGCCTTATTGGTATTTGTATAGTGAAGTTGCTGACGTTGCAGTTGATGACAGTTTTAAAGGGTTTTATGATAAACGGCTAAAATTAGGCGGCGGAACTATAGGTCCTGAAGAGGTACTTATTCCAAGCCAATATAATAAATTTCAAAGTATAAAACCTTTAACATTAAAATACGATCCTCCGTTAACATACGCTGATGCATTAAAAGCATCTTATACATATACAGTAAATGAATTTTCAAATGTAATCGGTGTAACGTCAACAAGCCCGTATACTGATTTCTTAGAAATTGGCAATAAAATTATTGCAGACGAAATACCTGCAGATTCTGAAATAACAGATATTAGTACTAATAACCTTGTTATCTTTAATAACACATCAATTGCTGACGGAGCAGTTACTATAGACTTTATAGATCATAGAGGATTTATAGGAGTAGAATTTGCTACTAGTGCTAATAATACTGTTACAGTAAATAATACATCAGGACTAAAAGTTGGAACTATTATAGTTACTGACGGTATGCCTAATGCAGGGACTTATTGTAGAATTGTTGAAATTACAACAAACAGGCAATTTGTTACTAATAGACCTTTAAATATATCTTCAAGTCAGCGTATATATTTGTATACTGATCGTGGATTAAACAACAATGCGTACAATAAATTTTGTACTGGAGTTATTGGTACTGAAGTAGCAGTAAGTGCAAACCCGGGTGCTACTAGTATAGAAGTTGTGTCAACAGATGGTGTAGCAGTTAATATGGTTATAATGAGTAGCCCTTATCTACCAACTTTAGATGCAAATAATCTTCTAACTACTAGAACAAAAGTTACAAATGTTGATACTGTAAATAGGATTGTTTCTTTTGATAGAGCAATACAAGGTACAGATCAAATGGTTGTAGGTACTACAGTAGTATTTGCTCCTTCTAACACTACACAAGATAGAGAGCCATGTGTTATACCATTAAATACTGCTCCTCCTTTTGTAGGTACACTTGACGGGTTAAGAACAACTGACGGCAACGAAACAGCTGGTGTATTAGATACATACAAAGGTTTGAGAATGACAAATGCTGCGGGTGTGTTAAAAGTTACAAGTTTAGTAGCTCAAGATAAATCCGACACAGGTTCAGGAAGTATAACTGATTATACTATTGATCCTAATGTAAGCTCTCCTGCATTTGATAGAAGGATTCGTGTTAAGTGTGCTGGTGTGAATTTTGATTTATTAGCAACTACTGATAATACAACTAATATAGTTTAAACTTGATTAATGCATAAGAAGTAATCAACACCGTTGAGGTTTACTTTAATCTTATGGCTAAAGTAAGTTGCACTGATATTGCCAGACGATGCTTGCGGCGTTATACCGTCAACTTTAATTCCTGTATTTAATTTTAGTACGCCTGCTTGTGCGCTAATTGCCCCAGTTTGTAAAAATCCTGTAGATGTTCCCAAACTATTTGTTGCTGAGCCTGTTTCTTCCCAAGGGTTTGATGTATCACTAAATGCCCTAATTCTTTGAATATTAAGTACACTACTATTAGGGTCAGTAATAAAAATGCCTGGAGTGTCATTAGTAATACCTACATCTAAAATTGTATCTGAAGGGTCTTCAATAGTAAACGTACCTTCAGTATCAAATTTATCATCAGTGGCTACATCTTCATCTTCAACAAACTTCTTTTTGGCTAGATATTTTGCAACATCGAGGTACTCGTATATTCCGCCAAAGCGTGAATTATAAGTATTTTCTTCTTCAACTGCTGTTGCTGAACCATCGCCTGAATTAATATCACTGTCGCCTGTTGCAAGCCCACTACTAAACGAAGCAGTTGATTCTGCTACACCTAAAAAATTCATATTTTCTAAAGAGACTGTATCGTATCTGAATACATTAAAATCTTCTCTTAAACTAAGAGTAAATTGGTTATTTAATGTATCATCAGTCGCAAATTCAAATGACGTTTCTCCGTCACTGTTTCTAATATATAAATTGTCACGTACAACAGTACCGTCGAGTTTCTCAAGTCGAACTTTATCACCATTAGTATATACACTAGCTCTACTTGCACTTAATTCTATTGTAGAATTTATGATAGTTATACGACCTGTAATTCTGTCATACTCGGATTCAAAAACATTCAATACACTTTCGTTTTTAGTATTGTTAATAAACAAACTAATATCGTCAGCAATTGGAGCTTCTCCAAGGTTGTTAATAGCATTACGGTCTAATTCATTTTCTTTTAGGTTTGCACTTTTTACAAATCCTTGTACACTTGATGATGTTGCCATTTTATGTCCTTATATTCCAGCCCACTGATCTTAAGAATTCGATCTGTTCTACAGCATCACCAGTTGGTGTTGCAGTATTTCTAATGTTTATATTTACATTTCCTCTAGGATTATTTTCGTAGTTTGCAACCATGTCTGCAATTAGTGTATTAATAGCACCCGTTGTCATTGTTGGATTATTTGATATATCAAATCTATACAATGCTCTTGCACCAGTTAACGCTCCTTCAGTGTATCCTGATATTTGATTATTGTTTATATAAAAATCATACATTCTTGTAAGATTATTCATATCAGGTATTACACTAGTAATTTGGTTATAACTTAAGAATAGTCTACGTAAATTTGGAGTAGACATTCCATTAAACCCACTTAATTGGTTAACGTGGAAATAACAATATGCCATACTGTTACTTTCGATATTAGGACAGTTGCCGGTAAATGCATTACCATATAAGTGTGCATAATAACATCTTGGATTGTTTGCAAAATTAGGAATTGGTCCTGTTAAGTTATTTTGTAATACAACAAGATATCTTAAATTTGTCATAGTATTCAATAGAGGCAAATTACCACTTACACCTCTATTAAAACTACGTACCTCAATACCGTACATATTAGTTGCTTTAGTAAAAGTCTCAGGATGCATTGGTTTGTTCAACAAACTACTACTGCTTATTCTAAATGTACTCATGCCTGGTGTATCATCAAAAAGATTATTAAATAATACATATTCTCTATCTACAACTTTAGCAGCATTGTCAGTTATTGTATTAACGCTAAGGTCAGCTGTAAATATTGTACCATTAAGACTCTGTGTTGCACCTACTGTAGTAAAGTCTGCACTGTTTGGATTATAAAAAATACTGTATTCTTTAGTATCTTCCATTTCTGTTGCATTAATAACCTGACCACCTTGCAATCTACTGTAACGTCCTTCAACATAGTTTAGCTGTGTGTTACCTGCAAACGGTTGAATAGGACCGTCATACCCCGAAGCGTAAAAATAAATTCTATCTAGCCCTGAACAGTTAGCAAATTTATACGAACCTGCTGGCGTAACAAATGCACCTCGATCATTATCAATACCACTTGTACGATTATAGTGTGAATAAAAATTATTTAACGTAGATTTACCACTTAAATTTGGAATGTTAATGCCGCTGTTTCCGCCAATATTTACATAATCTAAATTGTCACTTGTTAAAAAGAAATTGTTATCAATAATTGCATTAGAATATATGTTAATATTAGTTAGATTAGGTAAAGACTTTACATTTGGTGCTAGTGAATCAAAACTGTTTCTATACATCTGGTAGCTTTGACATAGGTTCCCAACGTCTGGTGTAGATCCAGTCGGGTCATCACCGTCTCTATCAAAAAAGTTTCTTGCGCCGCCTCTAGAGTGACTGTTTAGATTCATTTCAACTAGGCCAGGCATACCTACAGTATTATCTTGACATACTCCAGTATTGGCATCTGCAACACCATAAGTGTCAGCACCATTTGCAGTTGCTTCAAATACTGTTCCTATATTATTGTTTGCTGCGCCTATTGTAGTGAAGTCTGTTGTTCCTGTATTTAATATCTCGTATGTTCTAAATTTTATTATATCCTGTTGTCCGATTAATCTTTTTGCAGTGCCGGTTCCGTTAGTGGCTGTTACTGCAATGCCTCTAGTGCCTACATTATAAACACCACTACCAAATACAGTTGCCCATACAGTATCGCCTGTTGATATAATTTCGTATGTTTGACCCTGAATAATATCTTGGGATCCTATAGTAGGCATATTATCAGACCCGGGTCTAAACTGAGCAGTGACTGATCCATTAAATGTATTGCCCATTAACAAGTTTGTTATTGTACTAGGCATGCGTTGTATTACATTATTATTAAGTTTTCTTAAACTTGCTTCTTCACCTAAAGTAAAATTATTTTCACGTAAGTCGAGTCTTGATACAATTGGACAAAACTGTACAAAGTTTGGAAAGTCTTTAATGATATTTCTAGTTAGTTCTAATCTAGTAAGAGATTCAAGTGTTGCTGCTGGCAACGATGATATGCCTGCACCATTTAACGGAAGTGTTTTTATAATATTTGGATTTACAAATATTTTAATTTTTCTCGGAGCAGCTCTTGTATCTCTGTATCTTAGTTCACTTACTGTAGTAGCTGAGCCACCTACATTTTCATATTCTCTTGTAAGGTATGCTGCTGTTTCATTTGTAATTATCCAACTAACTGCTTTAGTACTAGTAAGTTCAACTCTACTTGTTAAGTCTCTAAAGAAGCCATCAAATACTAACGGAATACCTTTCATCGCATACAAGTAAACAGTCTGTCCATCAAACTCTGCTTCAATTATATGTGTAGCAACTTCTGAATCTCTAAAACGTACAGCTTCAGCAGCTTCTAAGAATTCTAAATTAGGAGTATCTATTTTTCCATCTACGTCAATTTGTCCACCATAAAATATAGGAGACACATCAGTAGCAGGGTTATCTGTACTACTCCAAGAACTAACACGACTTGTACTAATATCTGCAACTTTAATTGTTATATCGTCAGGGTCAACATATTTGTACTTAATTGCACTTGCACCTAAAAGACCGTTTATTGTAAGGTTACCTTTTAGTGTTTCTGTTGTACCTGCTGTTTGATCAATAATAGCAGCATATTGTTGTGTATCGTTATAAAGTTTAGTTATATATGTATCAAGCTCAACATTAAGACCACTTAATGCTTTTACATCATCGGATGTAACTGATAAAGTTCCTGCTGCACCTCTTATAACATCTAAATCTGCAACCTTCAATCCGATATTTGCAAGTGCATCATCTGCATTTACAATATCTGCTAAGTTTCTATTAACATTTAACCCAAATTTTATTTCGCCTTCAACAGCCATTTAAACTTCCCTAGTATTCACGCTTACGCTTACTATATTTACGTCATTGTTTATCATGCTCCGTCCAGTAAAGAACGTTGCTTTTGTATTCAATAACCCCGGTGTAATTGTAGTTCTATCAGAACCGTAAACACTTTTTAATTCTATAGTATTATTATCTAATGGTGAAACATAAATTGTATCTTTTAATGTTCCTGGACGAAGTGGCTGTGTATTTTGCGTATCAACACTTGCACTTGCTAATCGTTCTGTTTCTAAATATGTTGCCGCAGGTACACCTTGCTGACTATTTCCACTACCTACTACAGAAACTCCGTCATTAGTTACCCAATTAGGACAAAACGCTCTAATAGTATCGTTAATAGATTCTGTAATAGTGCAACCGTTTACCTTAGCACCGTCTCTCATGAATACTACAACGTATAATGGTTTTGGTTGATAACTAAATAATTTTGTAGAACTATTTGCTTTTACATCGTCGCCAGCAGCAGTTCGATCTTTTATTGTTATTGGTGATAAGTTCATTGTGAAATTACTTTCACCTGGGTTACCATCAACTTCGATATAAAATTTTATTTCACTATTAACTTCATAGTTTGCAATTGATCCAATAAATCTTACTCCGCTAGGAGCATCGTCTATGCCAAACTCGCCACCTGTTAAACTATAATTTAACAATGCATCAGGACGTTCATTAAAAATAATAAATCCGCCTGCTGATGCAGCACCTGTTGAAGGATTGTTTGCTGTATACGATACTACATAATCTTCTCTATCAAGAATGTCAATTCTTAATCCGCTACAAACTCCGCTGTCGTCGCCTTCTGGCTGCGGCAATCTATAATCAAGATCATAACGTATACCTAACGGAAAATCACCTTCGCCACTTTCGTAGCCGTCTCTAGTTCTAGTTATACTACTTTGAGTGTATTCCAAGTATAATAAATCTTGTAGATTTGGTTTCACTTCAACTGTTCCGCCACCCGACTGTGGTACTTCAAATGCAAAGAACTGTCTTGGATTTCCTAATGCATCTGTGCGTGTTGCTATAACTGGCTTATATTCGCTTACTCCAATTAAGAACTCTCCAAATTGGTTGCCATCGCCTGTACGTTCTACTGGATTTAAATAGTTAAAATCAAATCCGTCACCTGTAATAGGATATGTTGCGCCAGCCATTGCATCATAATAACTTGTAAATCTTACTTGAGTAAGATCAATGCCTGACGTTGGAACTTCTGCACCGTCTACTGATACTGTAGTTTCTAATGGAGTAGTACTTTTAACATATGCTGTTTCGTAGCCTATTCTATTAATTACTGCACCATCTTCTGAACTTCTATTTACATAAGAACTCCATATACCGTTTACAATTATTTTTGCATCGTCGTCTTCTTCTCTAAGAATAGGATCTCCAAGAACGTTACCACCGGATACGTATGCTGTAAATGTGCCGCCATCAACACCAATTGAAAAATTAGGATCGTTATATAGAGCAATTTGAGTTGCACTTACGGGATCAACATAATAAGACTGATTGTTTAATTCAGTAGTTCCTACTACATCTTCAATATCTATTTTGCATCCTTCAAATAATCCATGATCGGTTGCTGTTGTAATAATAATAGGATTGCTAAGTGCAATAGCAGATATTGCTGCTGGGTCAAATCTATTCATTGTAAAGTCAGCAAGATTTTCTCCTAAATTAATACTTCTAACAATGCCATTTTCAACACTGTGTAGACTAGGAGCATAATGATGTCCAAATAATGGGCAACCGTTTACTTCTACAATTTGTAATTCAGTTAATTGATCGCAATCTACTTTTACATCTAATGGATATACATTCTTTTTATTAGGTTTTTTGTAACCTGTTCTAGGTTCATTCCCAACTGCTGCACTACTACCGTCTCTATTTTGAATAAAGGGTTTTGGGTATATTCCAGTTAAACTTGTATGTCTTGCACTGTTAATACTGTTTTCGTCTGAGTTATATGAGTAAATATATCCACCTGAGTTATCACCACCGTCAATGTAGCAACTAGCACCATACTTGTAAAGGTACTGCGGTTCTCTAATACTTGAGGTATCTCTTATATCTTGTAGGTATAAAAATTTAAAAAATGGATCTTGTAAACACGGTTCGCCGAGTTGATTTTCAATTGTAATTTGATGCAATAGTACCCAGCGGGCATCTCCGTTGTCAACTGGCACATATGCATAGAACTTAGCACCAATAGCGCCATACCAACCAAACTCAATTTTATACATAGTAACTTTAGTTGGGTCTAGTAAGTACCCACTAGGTCCATTACCGTTTACAGGATCGCCATTAAAGAAATCTCGTGTTATGACTAATTCATAAAATGTGTCTTCGTTGTATGGTTCGCGACTTGTAACTTCTTCTTGATCATCAAGTTGGAAGCCCATTCTATTTAGAACTACTTCTGGTAAAGGAACTGTACTACGTCTTACAATATTAAAGTTAGGACCGTTTACTTGGAAAACATATTGATCAGTACTATTACCTATACCCCATTCGATAAAGTTAGCTGTACTACGTTCATCAACACTACATCTAAATCCAAATGTAAATCCACTAATACGTCCTGGTTGGTATCTATATGCTTTTTTACTAGTAAGTTGTCCATAATATCGTGCGCCACTACTACTGCCAGGACGAGTATTTGTTGTATCATATCCTTCTGGGAAAGTTATTGGGTCGCCAGTGCCTGGATGTATTAATAGTCCGTCTCGCATATCCATCCATGCTTGGCACCAGTTTTCAATTTTGTCATATCCTAATTGTTCGTCATCAGGGTATTCAACGTCAGAACCTGTTGCATATACTATACTAGGATCTAAGAATTTTTCTTCTGCAAACAAAGGATAATTACCAATAAACTGTTGATACAAATAATTGCCTAAGTCTATCCAAAGGCGGAATCTTTCAAAAGTCTGTATACCGTAGTTAGGATAATTAGGACCTTGTGCAAATGTAAATGGTACTGGAAAACTTTCAATTGTAAGTGCTTGTTCGTTAATATTTTCAGTAATTTTTGTAAAGAAATGATTACCGTAGGTTAAATTCTTTCTGTTATACCAACCAGCTGGTTGATTAAATACACCGTTGTATTGGAAAAACTCCCATTCATCAAGATTACGTCCGTATGTACTAACATCGGAGAACAAACTTAACTGTGTCTCTGCACGAGGTATGCCTAAAAGACTAGTAGAAACTTCTGATGTTTCTGCAAACTGCTCTACCATATTAACAACACTACGTTCGTCATTGTTAATACTAACACTTAAACTATTTTCGGCTTTTGAAAGAGCTGCTAACGGTCCTTCGTCTTCTGTTACGATAACATTATTATTAGCATCACGTAACGGCACACCTTTAACAATATCATACAACGGAACAAAAGTTTTAGTTGTAGGAATTGGGATTTTGTCGAAGCCTATTTTAATCTGAGGCATTTATTATTGCTCCTCCCATGTAAGCGAAGCACTTACGTCTACAATAGAATTTGCACTATTTGTTGCATTAGCAAATGTTGCTAGGTATAGTGTTTCAATTTTATCTGTAAGTGGATAACTTATGTACTCCTTATTATAATCAAAGTATGTTAAAAGATCAAACTCGTCTGCACCTGGTGCAATATAGTAACTTGCTAAACTTGTGCCTGACCTTGGAATTGGTGCTTGTGCTCTTAGTGCAACTTCTACAGAACTTAAACGTTCTTTTTCAAAAGTTGTTTCATCTGCTGTTAGTGAGTTACCTTCAGAATCAAATACTCCTTCTTTTAAGAAAGGACTACTTGCTGCAATTACAAGTGTACCATTGTAAGTGTCTGTAGGATAGAAATAGTAGCTGTCGTTGCTTTTCTCTAGTCTTCCAAGTACACTTATAAGTGTTTCGGAGCCATTCAAACTTGCACGGAAATAGCCGTATGTAAATTCACCATTCTGTGATAGATAACCTGCATTGTCTACACTAATTAAGTAGCTAGTGTTAATGTCAGTTTCTGTACTATTTTGTAAACTATTAAATGTTGATGTAGTACTTTGGAAAATAGGTGATTTCAATAGTGTTACTTTACAGTTTTCAGTACCTGCTGAACCAACACTAAGTCTTGTTGGATACACCTGTACACGGTTACGTACATCAATGCCTTCACCTGATAAGATGTTGTCTTTTGTTTTTAGTCCGTATATAATACTTGGCCTGTCTGCAATAATAGTTATTGTACTAACTTGGCTAACTGGCTTGTTGAGATACACATCACTTCCGTCTATCCAAATTACTTCAACGTTTTGATCTTGTGAGTTACCTGTAATGACTTTTGCACCTACATAGTATGTACTTACTGCTGGAGCATCTCTACCTGTTGTGTCTGGATCTAAGTTTGTTACTGTAAAGTAAGGAGCAACAGGATCATCAGCATTAGTGTTAGTTACGCCTAACTTAAATTTACTACCGTAAACTGGTGTTGGTGTATCTGAACTGTGATTAAACAATCTTACTGTACCTCTGTCACCACCGTCAATATAATATGAAGCACCGTACTTAACAACACTCTCTGAATAACTTCCATATGGGTCTTGTAGTCTATCAGCATTTGGAAGTCCAAATCTATTTTCACTACCTCCACCGTATACAAGGTATGTAATTGGAAGTGTAGCATTACCTAGTGAAGATATCTTCAACTGGTTTGAACAACGTAAATGGTGTACACGTACCCAACGTGCTTCTCCATTGTCTACTGGAACATATGCTAGGAATAATGCACCAACAGCACCGTACCAACTAAATTCAACTTTAAGCATGGTAACCTTACTAAAGTCCATATCCCAAACACTTGTTTGTGACAACTGTAAGTTGTTTTCAGTAAATGGCGCACCTGCTTTGTTATCAAGAACATTATCACTATATACTGCGCCTCTAGTGTCGCCATCTAAACTATCACCTGAGAATCTACTACGTGGAACACGATACTCGTATACACTATAGAATTGAGGATCAACCATGTCACGTACCCAAGTTTTATACTTGTAGTTTAGTTCATCAATTTGTTGTCTCATGCTTGCTGCATCTACGCTAGTGTCAATTGCTGTATCAATATAACCTACAGCTTTATCAACTGTTTCTAACGGTAATACATTTGAGCTAGAATATAAGTATGGGAACATACCATCCTGTACCTTACGTGCATCTACAGGCCAATCAGTTGGGTGTCCTGCATCGTTATATGTTGTTGGAAACTTAAATGGTACAACTGTTTGAATAAAACATTGTGTTCCTGCATCACTTAATGCAATAGGTGTTCTACCTTCTGGAACTTGAAAATCAAATTCATCAAAGTCTGCTACTGCCGGATCTACTAATTGTATTATATTACTCTTAGGACCTTCAACATTTGATACAAAATACATTTTTCCGTCTACAAGGTCTGTACTGTCACCGTAATAGACAACGTACTGACCAATTGTACAACTAGCACCTATTATGCTGATTGCATCAGCACCAGTATCAATATGTGATTTGTATTTGGTTTGCGGACGTAGTAGTGATGGATCATATACAGCACCGTGTGTCATAATTAACCCGTCACGTAATATAAGTAAATCGCCAAACTGTCCTGCTTTACCGTATTCTAGTGATCCTGTAAATTTAGTAGTAAAGTTTCCAATAACAATGTCAGCAAGGTCTTCTAATTTATCAACCTGTGCTGTTGATAATGCAAAACGTGTTGCTACACTGTCAATGTTTACTGTGCTTGCATCTGTTCTAGTAACAGTAACCTGACTAGAATCAGTAAGTAAACTTTTCAAAAATTGGTGTCTAGCTACTTCTGCAATAACTCCACCGTCTGTTTGTGAAAATACTTTTAGTGTATCGCCAGCGTAATACTTGTATGCTTGATATGCTGTTGCTGCGTTACCGCCATACTGTAAGTCACTCGCATATGCTTCAACTACATAACGTACATCTCTAGCACACTTGTACTTAAGAACATCTAAGTCATATACACTTGAATCGTATGCTAAACTTTGACTTACTAAGTATCCTAGATACTTGTCATATACACTAAAGATTGTGTCTAGTTTAGGACGCTGTCCGTATGCCGCTGCTGCAACTTGAGCATTGCTTATAAGACCAGTAGTTGTATTATCTGGACCTGGCTGCGGTGGATACTTGCTTCCTGGTGTACCATTTGCTGTAACTGCTTGAATTTGATAAGCTGAAATAACACCTAGCTTTGTTCTAGCTGCTGTTTCATTTATGTCATAAAGTTTTTGACGAAGTATATTACGGAAGTAATAGTGTGCTTCGCCTTCTCTTTCTGCACTTACAAGTAACCCTGTGTTATATGTAGTTGCATTTGCTACTGTGTGACCATCGCCACCCCATTTTAAATCATTGACATATGCATCTAGTGCAAATCCTAAATCTCTAATACATTTTAGATCATCACCTGCAAATGTAACAGTTACTACACCGTCAATTAATGCTGTTTTGCCAGCTAACATAGCAGTTGAACCAGTTTTTAATACTGCATCACTCTGCCATGCATAATCTGGAACTGTTCGTAGTGCTGGTAAAATATCAGCACCAGTTGTTCTATCAAGTATATCGCCTTCTTGTATTACATTTTTAATAATAGTTGCAAGTGCTACTGCTGCATCTGAATCACTTGCAGACGCTGCTCCTGCTGTAGTATTTTGTGTTTCGGTATTACCTGTTTGTTTTGTAATCGTTACGTCTTTCATAATATCATCAATGATACTAATTAAATGAGTGTAACCTGCTACTGTTGAAGTTAGGAATGGACCTGTTTGATCACTCTTGCTAAATCCATCGTATGAGAAAAATCTAGCTGCATCGTGTGTAGCACTATTGCCGCCGTACAGCATATCAAAACAAATTGCATTTAGTACAAATAGTACGTCTCGTGTACATTTAAATACATTGTGTGTAGAACTTGGATACTGTGTTGCTACAAATTCGTTAACGTCTGCTGCAATAAAGTCTCTGTTGTTTACAATCTGATCTTTTAGTGAAATTACACTTGCAGATGCAGTTGAAGGGTTAGTAAATGTAACTGCTTTTAAAAATGCAATCTGTTCAGTTTGCGTTGCACTTGCATAATCAACTCTAGTAGCACTGTCTACAGCAATTGAGTTAAATGTATTAAAGTAAGTATCTACTGCTGTATCAGAACTTCCAGTTACGCCAGCTAGTGCTTTAATTGCTGTTTCTAAACCGTCAATTGCTGCTGTGACTGTTCCGGATAACGGATATTCATTTGAATTAGCTTCTGCCAATGCTTGGAACGTTGCTCCGTAGTTTGTACCTAAAGAACTATCATACGCAACACTGTCTAAGAAGTAACCTAAATCTCTTTTACATTTTACACCTGAATTACTTAATACTGCTGATTCTACTATTTCTTTGCTGTTAAGTGTTAAGTAGTTAGTTGCTGTTGGAAATGCATTATAACTATCAGCAGTTACGTATTTGTTTGTACCTGCTGTATCACTTGCTGGTGGCTTACCTGCTAGTGCGTGATCTTCTAATTGTTCTCCTGCTGCTGTACCAAATTGTAACGGATTGTATCTTAAAATAGACTGTGTACGTCTTACAACTGAAAACTGATCGCCTTGTGAAGTATCTCTTGTTTCCCAATAATAACCATCAAACTTATCAAAAATACCATACTTACGATTAGGTGGATTTAGTATTGGATCTCGTTGTGATGATGCATTTTTAACATCTCCTACATAACTTGTACTCTTAATACCAAATGTAGCAGCTGAAACACGTCCTGGTTGATAACGGAAAAAACGTTTTGAAGTTAGGATTGCTGTTTCGTCTGCAGGAGCAGTAACCAACGCACCTGATTCTTCTGGCAAGTGTCTAATACCCCAACCTTGTAGTCCGCCTACGCCACTGTACCAATTAAACGTATTTGGTAAAGCACTGTATTCTGCAGGCTCACTTGACCATTCGCTTGGGTTAACATCATATGTGTTAACATCAGCAAAAATACCTAGTGCAACTTCTGACCTTGGAATACCAAGTAACGAAAGTGCAACTTCTGATTGTATTTTATTTTGTTCTACTACAGGTATTGCAGTTTGGTCTGTTGCAACAACCACCGGAATACTTTTTGCTGCAGGCTGTGCTCCGGGCGTTACCGGTGTTGTTCTACCTACGTTAACAACTGATGCATTATTGTTTATATTTGTTAAACTACTCATTAGTTAATTTTCCCTTTGGTTACTACGAAATTATTTTGTAGTGCTATGCTGCCACCAACTCCAGTCGGTTCTTGTATGTCACCAAGTGTACTTCCAAAATCTATTCCAACTGTATTGTTCTGTGTATTTATTGTAGTAATAGTACCATTGACCCCACTTACTGATGGCGTAGTCTGATGCCCTACAAGTCTTACAATATCGCCTGCTGTAAGTCCTGTTGTGCTAGACACTATTACTGAGTAGTCGCCACCTGGTGATTGAACACCTGCGCCTACAATTGTATTTTGCGGTACATACTCTGTATGTACAATTCTATAAATTAATCCTTGAGAATTAGCATTTGCTGCAAATAAAGTTGCATAGTTAGCTCTTTGTAATAAATCGTTTACATTTAACTGTTGTATTCTAAATCTAAAATTACCACTTTCTAAATCCTCAGTACTGTGTGTAAACTGAATATACGGATTGTTTGATAATGTGTTTGAATAATCTGTGTCTAATTCTTCTACATTGTTTGTTTTTATAAGTTCGTTAATAATTGGTGTTAGTACACCTTGGTTAGCAGTAAAATCAAATAATACTCCGCTTTCTTGATATGTATAGTTTGGACTATTAAAGTCAACATTTGCTTCAATTTGAATATTAACACTATCATACTCTGAGTTGAATACATCTGGATTTTGTAAAAATTCGTTAGCAGGTCCTAACAACACATTAGGTGAAAGGACAACTTTAGTAGCACCGTATGCAAATAATCCTGCTCCGCAATTATCAATTACGTTAGGTGTAACAATACCTTTTGAAACAGCATCAACATACACAGCATCAGAATAATTTCTAAATGTGTTATGTGCAATTTTTACACTTCTTGCTTCAGACGCATATAATGGACTGTAATCGTATGAGTATGTTAACCCACCATTTGTAATTTCACAATTTAGTACTGTAAGATTTTCACTAAACACATCATTGTATGCATATATGCCGCCGCCAATAACATTATCTAATTCAACATTTTCAAATAATATGTCATTGCCAAATATTCTAATTGCATAATTTAAGTAAGCTGATGTTGTATCTTGTGCAAGGTATTGATTTACATGACTTCCGTCTAATCTTAGATTTTTTACACTAATATTTTCTTGTGTAGCATATGTCTCAGTATCTACAGTAATCATAGCATTTGATCCTGTAGTAATGTCAGTGGACCAATATTGTTTACGTATTCTTGTTTGGTCGCCTTGACCTGCTAATGTAAACCCTGATGGAATAGATAGTTGTTTAATAAAGTATGTTCTATTTTCTAAAGTATAACTATTTCTATTTTGTGTTTTAGCAGCGTCAATTTTTGCTTGAATAAGAACAGTGTCATCAATTACAACTGTGTTAGTTGCTTCTGCATAGAAACTAGTAGTTGTTTCTACTCTGTTATTAACTAAATCAATAGCATCTATTTCAGTGTCAAACCAACCTAATTTGCTTGTTGTTGGAGCAGTAAGCGGCATGTGTACTACGCCACTTGCTTCATTGAAGGTGTTACCTGATGTTTTATTGCTCCAGTCAACTAAGTCAAAATCATAATAATCTGTATACGAAATGCTAGATAATGCTGTTGATAATTCTTTTGGTCCTAAAACTTTTATTAAACTAAAGTTTGCTTCTGCCCCAATTTTTCTGTATAGTAATATTCCGTGATTTGTACTTTGACGTGCAAGTACCAGCTGTATGTTACTGCTGTTATTAAATGTTAATAGTCCGGCTTGCTCAATCTCTACTGTTGCAGGACCAACGCTTTCACTTATTTTACCTGTAGTAAAATCAAATTGTGCTACACGATAACTAAACGTAACTTCGTCTCCGCTGCCGTCGGGTGTTGCAAAACCTACCGCAGTTGCAGAAACACCCATGTTTATATTAGTTTGTTCTGTAGCATCAGCACTTGCACCAAACACTCTTATTTTTTGTCCTACTTTAAAGTAAGGCATATCTGCAGATGGTACTGTTAAACTGTTAGTTAATGTACCAGTAGCTGCTGTAGATGCAACTACTGCACTAGTGTCGAATGTTTCGTCAACATCAATACTACCACTAACAACTAAGTTACCTCTAATACTTACGCCACCGTCTACACTTAATGCACCAGTATCAAAGTCTAGTGCTGTTGATGTATTGCGAATTTTAAGTCTTACGTTTTGATTAAAATCTAATAATGCACTATCTAATGTAGCTGACTGTTGCCCATTTGTATTAAAATATAGTTTGTCATCTGATGCACCCGGAGTAGCTTCAGCTTTAATAAATGTAAGTCCGTCAACACTTCGAACTCCGCCTAAGCTTCCCCAGTTTGTTCCATCGTATCCTTCAAAAATACCTATTTCAGTATTAAGACGTAATGCACCAGCAGTGTTAGGATTTCTTTGTGCTGTAGTACCTGCTGGAACAATTATAGCATTAGTTCCAGTAACTTGTAAATATCCATTGCCGTTTGGGCTAATTGAAATATTAGTATTATCTAATGTTGTACTTATTTGTGTGCCACTAAATTCAAGATTTTCTATAGTGTCAATATTTACAAATGTATATTGGCCGTTGCCATCAGTAGTTAAAAAGTTATTATTAGAGCCTTCTGCAATTCCTAAGTCAGTTAGTGTTGTAGGGATAGTAGGCTTATTTGTTAAATCATCATAACTAACAACTCCGCCTGCAGGTAAGTCTAAGTATTCAAAATCACCGCCAGCGGCAATAGTTAGATATTGTCCTGCTGTAGGTGTTTGGCCGCCGTCTTTAAGTTTTGCTGGAGTAATAAAATCATCATTAATTTGATTAAGACCAATCTCACCAGACAGGCCAAAGAAGTTAGTAGCGCCGCCACCGCCTGCGCCTGATCCTGCATCAACAAATTGTAAGTTGCCGGCGCCATCTGTAGCAAGAACTTGCCCGATAGTTCCTTCATCTACATTTAGCTCAGTAACACTAATAGAGTTAGCATTAATTACTGCTGCACTTACTGTACCACTTAGCGCACCTCCTAATGTAGGGTCTTGCGCTGGTATGTCTTGGAATGTAACTAAGCCCGAACCGTTTGTAATTAATATTTGTCCATCTGTTCCATCTGTTACTAAATCAGTTATAGCTGCTGGAATAGTTGGTGTGTTAGTTAACTCTGTATAACTGCCAGTAAAATCAGTATTATTAATAATAAATCTAGATGCTTGCACGTAGCCTACAGCAGACATATTTAGAGCATTTATAATACTACTATTTGTTAAAATCAGGTTATCACCGTCTGGCAATTCCTTAAATTTATTGCCGTCTGAAGTATCTACTACTAGTGGAAATCTATTTGCCATGTGCGTCTAATCCTATATTAATGTATTTATCGCTTCCTAGGTATACCCTTTGGAGCTCCGTTAATTTTAATTCCAAGTCGTGGTCCACGGTTATAGACCACAACAGTTCTTTTGCCATTTGTATCACTAGCATGTTTTCCTTTAGGTTTAGCTTTCGACATTATGCTTTCCCTACTACTACTTCGACAATGCCTTTTATATTATCGGTATTAGTTTCTAAGCTCTTGCCAATAACAGTACCTACACTTGGTGTATTATTTACTACTGCAAAGCCTGCTGTTGCACTTGTGACTAGTATATCACCTTTTTGTACAGGACCAATTACCATACAAGGAACACGCCCTGCAAGTGCTATTGCAGCAACATTGTCACCTTCTTGATGTGAGTTCATTAAGTATGCTGGATTTGTAGAAACAACGCCTGCTACTCTATGATCGCCTTTTGTATTTGTTATAGTAACTTCTTCGCTACCACCAAATACAACAACAGTGCCTGGTTCGTATGCGTTGTCACTGACATAGTTTTCCGCCAAGTCAGCATACTGTGCTTGAGCTGCTGTACCAGTAAATGTTGCAGCATGTACAGTTGCAAATGGATTAGTAGTACTACCTATATCACCTGTTAAAGGATCTCCGTTGCCGTCATCACCTAGTGAAATACTTCCTCCAACTTCTAGTGTACCTGTTGATGTAATAGCACCTACAGCTAATGTACCTACTGTTTCTATATTACCATTAGATTCTGTAACTTTAAATTTTTGGACACTAGCACTGTTAACTACAAAGTCACCGTCTATTGTAAGAGTTGTACCTACAGCAAGACTTTCACCAATTGTTACAGCACCAGCAGCATCAATATCATGTATATACAAATGCTTGTATCCATAGTCAGAACTACCAATATCAAAACCAGCAGTACCGTCGTTGCCGTTAATACTAGGTGTTATTGCTGTAGCAGTAAATTTAGCAGGTATATCGTTATTTGTTGCTCCCGGAACTACTATAGCAACTTCGCCTTCTTCTGTTAGACCACTGCCTGCACCTAATGATATCCCTGTTGTCTGTGCTCCTTTAGCATCAGCATCTTCGATGAATTTTGTATACATCCATCCACTAGCAACAAATTTACTAGTGGAAGCTTGCGCAGTTTGAAGCTCTGATTGACCAAACACTTCTGGTAGATTATCCCCGTCAATATCTGGATCAGTTAATCCGCCAATATTAATATTACCTGCAAAGTTTGTATCTGATGTACCTGTACCGCTACTGGTAAACATTAAGCCACCTGCACCGTTATGGTATGAAGTTACACCACCTGCACTTTCACTAATAACAACATTGTCAGCTAGTTTAAATCCAGCGTTACTTGCTGTTATAATACCAGTACTATCAGTTTTAACTATGCTGTCTTTACTACCTGCGGTCGAAATATTGATAACTTCGTATGTAAATACTCCGTCAGCAGTATCATCTTTATCGCCGGCTGTTCTTACTACTGCACCTGTACTTTCTAGAGGTTCAAAAGGGTCAACGCCTGTTGTTTCATCAAAATCAACACCAATAAGATCTTTATGTAGTATTGCACCACCTTTATCGGCTACAGTTTCAAATGATACTGCTGTTGCGGTTGCTGTTGTATTTTCATCTGCATTACCTATAACAGTCCAAGCACCTATTTGTTGTATTTCAGCTAAACTAATACCGTTGTTTTTGATACCTACCCAGCCATCAGTTATTTCAAAATTTGCACTATCAAAACTTGTTAATCCGCTACGTGCTTGCTTGGCTGTAGCATCACCTGTAGGTGCAGCAGCTTCTGTTGTTGCTAGTTGCATACTTAACTTGCTTTGTAATATAGCTGCATCTGGAGCAACGTCTTGGTTTACAATAACTTCGTCGTTAATCTGTAAGTTATAATATGCTGTAGGATCATCAGGTACACTTACATCCTGTGATGTTGTATTTTGTCTACGTATGTAAAGTCCAATATCACTTACAGGATCTGTGCCGCCAGCGCCGTTGTCTACAAATGGTTCTTCTTGTATGTTGATAATTTCATCAAACGGACCATTAATAGCATCAGCTGCTCCTCCAGGTGTTCCAGGATTACTAATTGCATAACTAGGTTGTCCTTTAGGATCTGTTGTAACAACGACTGTAGCAGTTGCAGTGTATATCGGAACACCAGCAAATGATGGAGCAGCATCAACGTCTCCAGTAACTGAGTTATCAACATATTTGTTTACTTCTAGACCGCCATTAAATTCTGTTGCAGTTGGGAAGTAAGTAATTTGTAATGTAGATCCAAATGTTCTGTCATAATAAGATGTCTCGCCAACAATTGTACCATAAATTTCACTAGCATTACTGTTACATAGTACACGACCTACATCAAAGTTATTCCCTGATGCTGACTGACTGTCAATTAATAATACCTTTGTTCCTGTGTATCCTAGTATGTGTCCACGGTCCGGAGCAGTAATTACAGTATCACGCATATTTTTGAATTTATTAAAGTATTCAGTTTTACCGTCAACGTAGTCTCTATTAACAGCAATGGATCCGTCGTTATCACTTAAATTAACATTAGCAATACCAGTAATAGTATTGTTAGCGGCTTGTAAATCACCAGTTAACGGAACACTACCGTTCTGTGCCAGAATCTTTGGACCAATACTGTTTGTAACAGGAGCACCTGCTTGATCAAATCCTAATCTTCTATTTACGTATCCACGTACAGCACTTTCTGTAGGCACTGTATCAATAGCATTGTCGCTCATTGCTGTGTCTGTACTAAATTCTGTTACAACAACACCACGTTTAAATCCAATACCGTCAACATCTGAAAGTGCAATACTTGCCGCAAATGTAACTGTACCAGTACCTTGGTCAACTGTAAAGAATCTACCAACACGGAAGAAACCATCTTGGTCAGTTGTTACATAAAATACTCTACCCTTTGTACGTTCTTGTACTTCGTTTGCTTGGTTAGCTTCTTGTGCAGGAAAGCCAAGTAGTACGTTTGGATAGTTAGTTTGGTTAAAGCTACCTGTACCAACATCAAGCATATCGTGTCCTGTTGCACGACAGGTTGAAATATTAATTGTAATCTTAGCTGGTGCAGCATCTTGCAATCCTGCTCTAAGTATTATGTTTTGATTTGCGCCTGTTGTAATAGGTTCTGCAATACCATCACCTGCTTGTGTAGTTAGGTTAGTTTCTCTGTGATCCTGTGCAGTAGGTACAATATTTACTGCTGAAACTACATCAGCTAGTACTGTATAGCTATCACCATCATCGTAACTTATTTCTAAAGCACCTGTTGTATTAAAGTCTGTTTCACTCCAATCAAACAATTTGATTTCATTATCAGCAAGTGATTTATATTTTACTTTACCATTTGCTCCGGTGTTACCTACTTGACGGACTATAGCATTTACAAGAGTTGCACCATCTAATGCTAGACGATTAAACTGTGCGTTGCCATTAAGTTGAAGTGTAACTTCTTTAATCTCTTTTAGATCAACAACAGCAAAGCTATTTGTTTCTCCAAAGATTTCAGTTGCTACATAATCATTTTGTGCATTTCTAAATACATATTCTCTGTAGTTATAAACATAATGCTTTTTACCTCTCCAACTAAGTACTTTTGGTAATTCAGCTGAATACTCTAATGTCTCTCCATCTGGGTCTTGAACAATGTTTCCGTTTGCATCAAAGAATGTTGGACGGTATGTTACATTTGTATCTAAGTTATTATTCAATCTCCAAATGTCGTTGTACTCTGGAAGTATATCAATAGCAATAGTAGTATTGCCAGCGACAGCACCTAACTGTGATGCACTACCAGGGTCAGTAGCAGTAATAACGCCGCTTCCGTTAATGTAATAATTTTGTGCTGCTTCGTCTACACTCATTCTTACATAGTCGTAAGATGCATCAAAGCCAGTTAGTGTTTCGTCTATATCTAAATTATCACCTGCTGAGTTAGCTTTTCCAAAACTTATAGATCTGTAAGTGTCCTTTGGATCATCTTGGAAGTTAACTGCTGTACTAGGACGAATGGTAAGATTGTTAACATCATTTGCTTTATCAAATAAGTGCGCTTGGTTGTTTCGTATAGTTAATGGTTCATCTCCTGGAACTATTTGTAATAGTCCATCGTTATCAAACTCATCGTTACTAGTACTAAAGTTTAATTTGTAAACTTGTCCGTCTACTAATGGAGTAGTTGCTGAAGTTGCAGGGTTACCAGATACTTCTAATCTTCTAATTGATCCTGTTTGTAAATTAAGAACATCTCTGTCTAACGAAATACCTACTTCAGTAATAGTAACTGTTGCATCGTTAGCAGGTGAAGTTCCACCTAGTGTAGTACCATAGATTAAGAACTGGTCTCCAACTTTATAATGATCGCCAAATTCGTCATTTAGTATACTTACGGTATATTGACCACTATTTCTTCTAACTTTACCAATTGCAATCTGTGCATGTGTACTAGATACAAACGGATAACTTTCGTCATTATCAGTAATAGCAACTCCGTCAACTGCAACGTCTTGTACTCTTGCTTGATATATTGCATAACCAGGTTCGCCACTTATTGCGTCTGCACCTACATATGCATATGAATTGCCAGCTACATCAACTGTGCTACTTGCACCAGCTTTGTCAGCAGCATCGTCAAAGTTTACATCATAACCGTCAATTACTACACCTTGTAGTCTTTGAACATTTGATACTTCGTATCTTGCTAGTGTAAATTCTGGTGTTTGTGTACCGCCAAGTGTATCGTTATGGTAATAGTCAAGTTCGCCTTTATTGTTTGGTACTTCTTCTAAGTTATAAACATGTAAACTTAATTGAGTTGCTAAGTTATTATATCCTGTAGTATCAATGTTTCCAAACGTAGCACCTGTTGGACTACCGCCATTAAGAATATTACTACCTTGGTTGTATGTTCCTGTAACACCTGTTAAGAAAATCTTTTGTGCATTAGCTGAACTATATGCAACTGTACCAGAACCGTCACCTGTTGAACCTGTTATAGT